ATAACTGCATTAGAAGGATTTTCTAAAACTCTAGAACTTCCTACAGCAGAAGTCATTTGAATATAAAAGTTATTACCTTGTGCTAGATTAAGAGCAACACTTGCTGCATCTGTAAGTGTAGTTACAGTTCCTATAACAGGACCAGAAAAAGTAGCTGTTCCATCAGTATTTAAAACTGTAGCACTTACTGTAGAAGTATTTACATCTGTAGCATCTAAAATAGTTGTTGTAATACTGGTTGCAGTTAAAGTATTAGCTGTAAAAGAAGTTACAGAAGTTGGAACATCTAATTGATAAATACTTGTTCCATCACAAGCAACAAAAGTATTTTGACCTTGACTTAAAGTTAAAGCACTACCTGATGCAGTCTTCATTTGAACAGCAAATGATCCTGAACTATTTTCTCTAACAAAGTAAGTCTTTTCTTCTGATGGAATAGTAATAGTTACATTTGCAGTAAGTGTTCCTGAGAACTCTAAAGAAGCATTACGAGATTGATCTGAAGAACCATTATTATCTGTAAGTGTAATTCCTGTTCCGCTAACAGAAACAATTTCATATCCAGCAATAGCATCATCTATTAGATCAATAACATTAGTATTTAAAATAGCTCCCCAACTATTTGGATTTTCTCCATCAGTTTGTTTTTCTAAACCTAATCTATTTGTAAATGTACTAGCCATTATACTGCCTTTCTTTTAACTTTTTCTTTACACTCTGATCGTAAGATTTTTGTTTTTGCTTCTATTGCTATTTGATTAATAACATTTGCATAGTTCATGCAGTTTACTATATCAGGAAATGGTCCTGTTACAGAATGTTCTTTAATAGGTTCACCTGATGGTATCATTGAAATTATAATTACAGAAATAAAATAATACATTAATCCTCTAACTCAGGCCAATCATAGAGTATACCTGACTTTGTAATACTACCATCATCTTCTGTTATATATGTTAGAAATAGTGCAGCAATAGCATCTGTATTAGCAGCATTAGTTATAGCTGTTTCCATCTCTGTTGCTTTACTCCTAATTGCGTTGCGCCATGTTTGAATATTAGAAGGAACTGCTACAGTTGTATCTATATAACGAACAACTGCCCAATCACTCTGCGAAAGAAGAGAGGCTTGTTGTGTCTTAACTTCTTGAATTAAATTAGATTTAACACCTAGAGTAACAACTTGATTTCCATCTTCATCTAATAGGGCATTACCATCTTCATCTACTTCATTAACATCTTCAATAGATTTAGCAGTAGATGTAATAGTACCATCAGCATTCTGTGACCACTTATATAGTCTGCTATCAGGTGGTGTATCTAAAGTGATCCAAACAAGTCCAACAGCTTGTTTTTCCTGTTCCGTCCAAACATGCCAATTCGCAGGATGCTGAATACCATTATTATCGGTCCAAGCTTTTCCTTCTTTAATTTTTTTTCCATTATAAGTCCACATTTTATTTATCCTTATTATCTTGCTGTCGCTGGTGCTGCGCCGTCACCGCCGAATGGGTTTTCTGCGAAGGCCATGTATGTCACCTTATATCCGTTACCATTAACAGCGGGCCAAGTCGTTCTCACTTTAAATCCATTTGAAAGAATGTCCCACTTATCAGTAGTACCTTCCGCATTACTCTGATCGGGCTGCAATAGACCATCAGTAGGATTAAACGGGTTGCTTCGCTTGTTATCAATAATTGCCCAACCAGTGGGAGCATTAGAGGATACTTTAAACATAACAAAAGCAGGTTTGAATCCGGTATACACAAAAGGACCGTCTGTAGAACCATTACCAGTGTAGCTGTCGAATTTACTGAAGCCTTCTACTTCTGCGAAACAGTACCACAGACATTTTTGACCACCATTGGTCCAAGCACCGTTTACAATTTGAAAAACAGAACTGGTTGTGGCTGCGTTATATCTCGTTGTTGTTGCAGCACCTGTAGTGTTTAGAGAAATAGATTGGGCTGGTGAAATTGCATCATGGTAAACGTACCAGTTATCAGCAAATTCAAGGTTTTTCCCAAGTATCATTTTTGGGGCTATACCGATTCCGTGACCAATGTTTTCTGTGCCAGTTAATGATGGAGTTGCAGTTACGATGCTATATCCAGCAGTCGTGTTGGCTAACACTGTGCTTGTAATATCTCCATCAGTATTGCTGCTTGTTGTCAGGCTGTCATTAAGCCATTGCCATGCAACGTAGCTTTCGCCACTGGTGTTTACCTCCGCATCATTACTAACTTCAAAACCATTTTTAAGGAAACGAGTTAGTGTGTTTGCGTTGGTGGCTTCAAGAGAAGTTGCATTTGAATGCACGTCTTTGGTAGCACCACGCACTGCATCAAAGAGCATGTGATTGTCTGTGGCATCACGGTTCTTGATCCAGACAAATGCAGACAAGTCTCCGTTGCTTAGTGGGAGGTTGTCGGTGCTTATGGATTTATATCCAGATGGAGTTGTTGACCACTCTGAAGAATTAAATCTCATTTCCCAAGAGGCATGTGTACCACTACCAGCATCATAAAAAACAGTTGGAACCATTAACCCAGTAAGGCCAGTTTTAGCAGGTGTTCCTGAATTTTGTATTGTTCCATCAACACTGAAAAAAAGTTCTCCAGCCTTAATATAAACCCCAATTACTTTATCAGCAGTTCCAGCCCATACATCTCCATATGATACTCCAGTGCCTTCATCATTAAACTGTCCATTGCTGCCAGTATAAGCATATCTGCCTGTAGTATTATCAGACATGCCGGAACCTGTTGGTATATCTGCTAATGTTCTTATTCCAACATTAGGATACGTCGCAGCAGTTTTAACTTTTGCTTCAAAGTAAAAACCTCCTTCATCTTGTGGATCAAAAGGAATTGTTCCTATTGCTGCTGCGTCTCCTACAGCATTTGTAAAAAGGTTACCTTGACTTAAAGTATAAGCATCAATTCTATTTGCATCTAATACACTTTGATTATCAGTCGGGCTATCATCTACCTGATCCGCCGCAGCAAGACCTGACTCAGTCCAGTTATTGCCATTTCCAGAGGAATCAGTACCAGCACCACTTCCAGTACCCGGCGCAGTCTCCATGTCAAGGTAAAAGCCATTCGTACCAAACGTCAGCCCACTGGCATCTTTTGGAATCCATTTATTTGTTGATGCGTCTAGTTGACCGAAGCTATCTGGACCTAAAGATTGTCCATCTATGTGATTAATTTCAGCCAGATAGCCATCAAAATACTGCGATGCGCCTACCAGCTTGCCGATACGATGTTCGCCAGTGTTGTTCCAATCAGTATCTGCGTTTAATGGCGGGTTCGTGCGTGTTCCAAAATCCGTTACCTGAGAACCGTTGATGTACATTCTCAATCTATCATCAGCAGTTGCATTTGTCGTATCGACACGAAGCACAACATGAAACCATGAAGAGGTATCTTTAAAAACTTGATTGGTAACGATGCGGTAATTACCAGATGAATCGAAGTTTATTCCTAAAGTTTCACCGGATAAAAACATAATCCAACTGCTGCCGCTGGCGGTGAAAATTGGTTGGTTTGCGCCGGTCAGGTTTGCTCGTTTAACCCAACAGCTAAACGTGAACGTGCGTCGATTACCTGCACTGCTTGGTGTGCGTGTCAGTGAAGCAGAATCGTTGTCATTAAAAATAACACTGTTAGGCACAGTGTAAGTTTCAGTAATCGGCTGGAACTGACCAACACGCTGTCCACCGCCGTTGCCTTCATACAGTACAGTGTTGAAATACTTTGACCCATCTGTGATAGATGGTGTGTCAAGGTTGGCTAAAATTAAGTTCTTAAATCCCGTAACTGTAGTTTCCCAACCGCTTTGACCAACATCAATAATTACTCCAGCACCAGAATCTATACCGGCATATGCTTGTACAAAAGGCTGTCGGGCTGTAGATAAACTAGCACCGTTTAAGTCCAAAGTTGGATATGTTGCAATATCCGCAAACGTACCTGATGTTGCACCGTCTGCGGCAATTCCCATTTTTCCATTATCCATATCAAATAAGAGTTGGATAAATGTTTGTGCAGCAGTTGTAGGTGGACTTGTATCATTTATTAGAGAGCCAGTTACCCTTGTTACAAAATTGCCGTCTAACGCATTGTAACGAATTTGGGCTACGCCGTTGATATCAATATCAGTGTAAGGGGATGCGCTGTCTGGCGCACATAGACCGATAATCATTTGAGAGTAGCTAGTCGTTGTTTTACATCTGATTGCCCACTTACCTGTATCAGGCACAAGCAGATTTAATCTAGAGTTAGACCAGTTTCCAGATACCCCTACATATTGTAAATTGCCATCGGACAAAGTTCCTGTGCCGCTAGATAATGGGTTTAGGGTAGGCATGTTATTGGTCGGCGTATCCAACATCTGATCTGCGGTGGTTAGTCCGCTGCTCGTGAAGTCATTGCCGTTGCCTGAGAAGTCTTCACCTAAGTCACTGGCTGTTGCGCCTGTTAGATAAAAGCCGTTGTTTCCGTAGGTTGGAGACGCTTCGATAGGTATCCACACGCCATCGTCGTTGTATTCACCGAAGTCAGCAGGAGTAAGAACAGTACCGTCTACAAAATGAAACTCTGCGATATAGCCATCCCAGTTGTTAATATGAGACGATACGCCGTTAAATACGTTTGCGCCTACATCGTGACCAACTGCCGCATTTAAGCGACTTGAGGTGCCGCTGAAACTAGAACGTGTATCCGTTGCCCAAGAAGTGATTTCTGATCCATTCAAATAGACACGAAGTTTCTGTGAAGCTGTGGCGTTTCCAAGGTCATATGCTACAACAAAATGATACCAAGATGAAAAATCACGGAAGAGTTGATCTGATTGTAAACGAAGCACACCGCCTTCTTGGATTCTTATTTGATTTGAGGAGAAACTAAAGTTATCGTTATTACCTCCGCCGTTTGCGCTGATAATATAATTTCCATCGTAACCCGCACCCAGCTTAACCCAGAAGCTGTATCCAAATTGTGAACTGCTTGTTGGTGTGCCAAATGTACGATTTAAATACGGACTATCACCGTCATTGAACCGGATCGACTGGTCAATCTCGTAGACAGCACCGCCTTGACCTGCTGCACCTAGAAGAAGATTATTATTAAATACCATTTTTATTTTACATCCAATGTTGCTATAGCATGAACTGCAGTAGAAGTATACACTATATAATCTAATCTATCAACTGCTGATATTGCAGTACTTAAAGTAGGTGCTGTTCCACCAGCAAATTCCCAATTAGCTCCATAACTAAGTGTACGTCCTCCTGTACCATCTTGAATTATAAAAGCTGATCCTGTTTGACCCGGTACACAATTAGTAGGATTACCTAGTGTTCTATTTCCTCCTAATTGTACTGCAAAGTTTTGACCTGCATTAAAGTCTACAGCAATAGTAGCACCATCAGTTAAGCTGACAATATCAGCAACTGCTGCTGTACCAATATGTAATTGTTTGCCTAGTAAAGTATCAACTCCTATAGCAACAGCACTTACATAAAAATCTGTTCCTGATACTGTTCCAGTTAGTGTACCTCCTGCCAAAGGAAGTCTAGTAGCTATACTTGTTGCCATAGTTGCTGATAAAGCTACAGCAAAATCACTAACAGAAGTAATACGAGTATTAGAATTACCTATACTTGTGGCTAATGCAGCACTTGTTGCTGCTAACTCAGCATCTGTAGCGAATCCTGTTCCATCTCCTATAACACTATTAATAGAAGTAATAGCATTAGTATTCGTTGTAATATTTGTATTACTGTTATTAATACTTGTAGCAAATGTAGCTGAAAGTGCTACAGCAAAATCACTTACTGAAGTAATACGTGTATTGCTATTATTAATACTAGTTGCCATTATAGCACTTACTGCAGCTAGTTCAGCGTCTGTAGCAAAACCTGACCCATCACCTATAACACTATTAATAGATGTTATTGCATTTGTATTTGTTGTAATATTTGTATTACTATTATTTATACTTGTAGCTATTGTAGCTGAGAGAGCTACGGCATAGTCACTTACAGAAGTAATTCGTGTATTACTATTATCTATACTTGTAGCCATTATAGCACTTACTGCAGCTAGTTCAGCATCAGTAGCAAAACCTGAACCATCTCCAATAACAGCATTAATAGATGTAATAGCATTAAGATTAGTTTTTGTTAATACAGATACTGCAGCAACTTCAGTTACATTTGCTGCTGAAACTCCTGCCATAAGAAGCTCGTCAGCATCAATATTAGTTGCTGAAACAATACCAAAAGATTGATTAGTATTTATATTAAGTGTACCACTAACAGGTATAGTAGCTGAAGTTACTCCATTAACAGTAAAATTAATTCCTGTTCCTGCAGTAATAAACTTCATTGTACCACCTTCAGCAGAAGGTACATTAACTAGTCCTGAACCATCACCAACAAAGAAAGCTGCTGATACAGTATCCGCAAAAGTTGCTGAAGTAGCTTTAATACCTGCAAGAGAAACTGTAATACCTGTTGTACTAAGAGCAATTGTAGGATCACCTTCAGTACCATCAGCATTACCAATAGTAATACCTGTTCCAGCAACTAAACTACGTCCGTATACATTACTACCACTTACAGCTACAATGCCTGTAGCACCTGTTAGGTCTGCTACTGCGTTTAGAGTAGAAGCATTAGCTGTTAAAGTTACGCCACTAAGTTGAAAAGTACCATTAATATTTACTGCACTATCGCTTAATTGTAGTGGTGAATTAGTAGCATCACCATCTTGTACAGTCTGTAAAGAACTAGTTAGCCCTACATTACCGCTTCCTACTTGAAGAAGTTGTTTGTAAGTATTTGCAATTTGTGTTCCAGTAAGTGATGCCATTATATTATATTCCAATAACTGTCTGTGTCTTCCCAAAGAGATGAAGCATTTTGCCAATCAATATTACGATCATTATTAAGTTCTGGTCGTGGATTGCGAATTGCTGGATTATCTCGTACATCAGGTGTATGATTTTGTGGATGGTTCTTTAAATCAAAAGCACCATCGTAATCTGTTGGGCAAACAAGCATTCCATAGCTGTTCATTTTTAGTACCCTGTGAGGATACCTAAAACCGCACGTATCGCATATTGCTAATGCTCTTTTAGTGCTTGCCATTCTTATTAAACTCTATTTAAATTTGGTATTATACGCAAACTTGATCTTTCTCTATCTTCATCCATTGCCCTAGCTAGACGTTCTTCATACTCAGCTTTAAGAAACTGAATACGTCCACCTTCTACACCGGGACGTTTCATTGACATAAAATATGATAGTCCTGCTGTAAGGCATGGATAAAAACGTCTTGATATATCTGCGGTTTGTATTGCTGATTTATTTACATCTTGAGTATAACGTACTTGTTCAATTTTTAAAAGGTCTGTTGTATTTTCAGGAATAGGCCATAAATACATAACAGGATTATTTCTATTACGTCTAATAGCATATTGAGATGGACGACCTGTTTGACCCTTACGTGGAATTTTAAGATATTCTTCCATTGTGATACGTTCTAGTTGAAGATCAGTATCATCACGATTAAGAACAACTTCAAGAACATCTACAGTACTATCAGCAAGTTCATAAGCTGTTACACTAGTAGATACAGAAACTGTAGTTGTGTTTGCAGTCCAAAGAAGTACACCTCTATTTTGCCAATCTTGAAGCAATAGGTTAATAGAACGACGAGCAGACTTAGGTTCATGTCCTAGTGTCTGCTCACCACCAATCATTTCTATTGCTTCTTGAATAACTTCGTCAATATCCATTGAGAAGTTATATGTACCTGAAGTAGTCATTATACTCTAAACCTTCTAGTTTTTCGTGCTATCTTTTTTGGCTGCTTCACGAACTGTTTCCCGGCAGCAGTCCCTTTTCTCTTTGCTCTGGTGGTCGCTGCATATTCCTTTGACGACAGGGACTTGATTGCTTTCTCCGGTAAATATCTTTCTCCCGTTTTGCCAGATGGTTTTCCCGACTTGGTTTTCCATTTTTGCTTGCTCCACTTTGAAAGTTTATTAGTAGACTTTTTCTTACCGCTATAAGTTCCACCAGAATCTTTGTAATACTTAACAGCAAGCTGCATAGCTCTGGCAGAATGCTTACCACCCATCTTACGCTTTGCTCTGGCCTTTGCCGCTGCCCACTTCTTTGGGTCACGTTTAGTGGCTGTGCCGCCTTTCTTACGCTTAATCATTTTTTATGTATCTTCTGAACTTCAAAGCTTGCTTTCTTTGAAGCACCCTTATGTGCTACATAACCACCAGTAGGATTTTTCATAAGTTTAAATCCTTTACCAGATTTCATCCAGTGAAATCCT